CTCGGTCGAGCGCAAGATCATCCACGTCGACATCGACCCTTCGTCGATCTCCAAGCGCGTCAAGGTGGACATCCCCATCGTCGGCGACGTGAAGGAGGTGCTGCGCGAGCTGATCGCCCAGATCCGCGAGGCGCCCCGGGACTTCCGCGCGCCACACCCGCCGCCGAGCGCGTATCCGCCTGGGCGCCAACGCTGAAGGGCAGCCACAGCCTCGACCAAGCCTCTGGCGCCGCGCAGCCCATCCTGCTGCCGTACAGCGGGACGAATTACCTGTGGCTGTCTGAGGTGAGTGGTAACCATGCCACCACTCCTAATGCAGCCCAGAATCAAATTACCGGCGATTTGGCATTTGTTTGCAAGATTGCGGCGAATGACTACACGCCATCTGTGTTGAATTTCCTTGGCTCAAAGTGGCAAGGGGCCGGTGCTAGATCATGGTCCTTTTACATGAACACCAACGGGACGCTGGAGTTTAATTGGTCCACAGATGGGACGAATGCTGCTGGGCCGCTTACTTCATCTGTGGCAACCGGAATAACGGATTTCGCAGAGAAATACTGCGCAGTCTCCATTGATGCGGATAACGGGGCTTCCAATGGAGAGGCTAAGTTCTTCCTTAGCGACGACGGGGTTACTTTTACGCAGCTCGGAACTACGAGGCAGCACTCAACCACTATCTCACTGTTCAACGCCAATGCGCCTGTTCAGATAGGCACTCAGGCATCTGGCGGGCAAGTGTTCGCCGGGAAGTTTTTTAATGCTTCGCTATACAGCGGGATACCGCCAATCTTGGGTGGTTCCGGGAGTACTGCCCCGGTCTTAAATGCAAACTTTACCGCCGTACCCGAAGGCGCGACCAGCTTCACCGAATCGAGCAGCAACGGCGCGACGGTGACGATCAACAGCACTGGGGCGAAGCCAGCGCAGATCGTGGGCAGACCGTGGGCGCTTGGGGATGCTGCGGCCTATTTTCTGCAGACCGCAGCCCTCACCCTTGATCCGCCCTATGCCATTTGTGCGGCGGTACAGTTCAACACATGGGCTAGCGCTGATGTACTGTTTGATGGGAGAACAGCGAACTCATTTGCTGCCCAACAAATCACTGGAACACCACAAATCAGGATGCACGATGGGTCTGCCGATACATCAACGGTAAGCCCGACGCTCAAGACGCGCTACATCCTGTATGCATCGCAGGCCGCTGATGGGGCTACCCGGTTTAGATTGAATCTCGGCACGGCGGTTACGGGAACGATGAGTGCAACCGCAATGGCTGGATTCACCGCGCTTGCTGATGGAGCAGGGGCGAATCACATTGGGGCGCAGATCACGGCGATAGCTGCGCTGAACTCTGCGCCTTCGGCGGCGAGGGAAGAACAGTTTATCCGCGCAATGGCCGCGCAAGGCGGGGTGAGCCTGTGAAATACATAGCCACATCCAAAGAGGACGCCGAAGCGATTGCGGCCAAGGCCCACGCCCACAAGATCGCCACTGATCCGTTCTATGCCGATGCCGTGGCGAAGGGGCACACGAAACGCTGGAGCCTGCCGCTGCAGGATGTGGACGACAAAGGCCAACCTGTCGGCGATTACTACATCCCGGTTGAGCCGCCAGTGCTGGACGCTTTTAGTACCGTTGAGCAGGAAAGGCTTGATGCATCGGCAAAGACTGTCTTACAGGCCATGAAGGCCGAAACGAAATTAGGAACGAGGGCGCCACGGGACGTTTTCCCGGAACTCCGCAGCAGCCAGTCGGCAAGCAAATATAAAGGAGTAACACCATGACACAAAGCCTCACGACCATCCGCAACAACATCCTGACCAGCATCTATGGTCGGCGCCTGGGCCTCAACCCTTCCGAATTCCTGGTCGGCCCCAAAGACCTGGTGAAGGTGACCCAGTTCATCGGGTCCAGCACCAACAGCTCGGCATCGAGCACGGGCACGGCGCTGAATAACTACGGCATCACCGCCCTGGCAGTGGCCACCCAGGCAGCCAGCACTGGCTCCAGCTATGGCAGCACCGAGATCGGCGGCCAGTTCCTGCTGGACCCCCCGGCCGAGGGCGTGGAGAAGCTGATCTACACCGCGAGCCAGCACAGCACCATGCTGATCACGGTGAATTTTTCCACTGGCTACACGGTCACGGGCCAGCAGTCCAGCGCCGGCTCCAGCTTTGGCGGCCTGAGTTTCAACGCACCAGGCCAGTGGGCGCGCCTGATCGGCGTGAGCACAGCCAAGTGGCAGGTGATGGGGATCGCCACCGGCGCATCCCTGGCCGCGACGTAAGCAGCACCACCAGTCCCGGGCGCCCTCACAGGCCCCGGGCTTTTTACTCTGAGGAGAGGAACACAGTGAAAATCGCAATACTCGGTAGCGCACCATCCAGTCTCAGACTGGCCCCGTTCGGCGACCCAACCTGGAAGATCTGGGGATGCAGCCCCGGGGTCTACAGCCAATGCCCACGGGCCAACGCCTGGTTCGAGCTGCACCGCTGGGAGCCCGGCATCATCGGCGTGCCCTCCAGCCAGAAGCAGTGGTTCAGCCCGGAGTACGTGGCCTGGATGGCCAAGGTCGGACAGCAGGGGTGCGCGGTGTGGATGTACGAACCAGTTCCCGAGATTCCCGGCAGCCGCCGACTTCCCGTGGAAGAACTTCAAGAGAAGTACGGGACGTACTTTTTCACCAGCTCCATCGCCTGGATGATTGCCTGCGCCATCGAGGACATCCTGGAACAACGTGCGCAACGGGCCGAGACAGAGGAGGATGCCATCGCCCTCTTCGGCATCGACATGGCCGCCACCGAGGAGTACGGGTACCAGCGTGCCGGGTGCCAGCACTTCCTGCTGCTCGCGGCCGACCTTGGCATCAGGATCATGGTCCCGCCGGAATCGGACCTGCTGCAGCCCATGCCCCTGTACGGCATCTGCGAATCCAGCCCGTTCTGGATCAAGATGACCGAAAGGAAGCGCGAGATCCAGGCGCGCATCAACAACGCCCAGGCAAACCTGCAGGCCATCACCAACGAGCTGCACTTCTGCCGCGGCGTGCTCGAGGATATCGACTACCAGATGCAGACCTGGGGCACCGATCGCATCGGGGCCGGCGTGTCGGTCCCGATCCGGGCCCAAGACCCCGAGGTGCGCGCGCACGTGCTGGCCAGCATCCCACCAGCACCGCCGGCCCCAGCGCCAGACCCTGAGCGCTCCATGCCCAGGGCAATCGAGAACGGCCGCCCCGACAAGGTGTACACCGGCCGGGTGCGCAAGGATCCCAAGCCCAGAACCAAGGCGAGGAAGCGCTAAACCACCACCATGGGCGCCCTGGACGAATACATCGAGGTACTGACCAAACTCCCCCCAAAGGAGATGGAGAAGGCTGTCGCCGATGCCATGGCGGCCACAAAGCACCGCCGGTGGATTCCCAACCCAGGGCCCCAGACCGAGGCCTACTTCAGCGAGGCCGACGAGCTGCTGTACGGTGGAGAGGCCGGCGGTGGCAAATCGGACCTGATCATCGGCCTCAGCCTCGAAGAGCACGACCGCAGCCTGGTACTGCGCAGAACGAACGGTGAGGCCAACAAACTGTTCGACCGGTACGAGGAGATCATCGGCCACGGCATCGGCAAGAACGAGCAGAAGGGCTGGAAGATCGACGGTCGCATCATCGACATCGGTGGATGCCAGCTCGAGAAGGACAAGCAAAAGCGCAAGGGTATCCCGCATGACCTGAAGGCCTTCGATGAGCTGGTCGACTTCACCGAAAGCCAGTACCTGTTCATCACCACCTGGACCCGCACCACCAAGCCAGGGCAGCGCTGCCGGATCGTGGCCACAACCAACCCGCCGACCAGCCCCGAGGGCATGTGGGTGGTGCGCCGGTGGGCAGCATGGCTGGACCCCACCCACCCCAACCCGGCCAAGAGTGGCGAGCTCAGGTGGTACGTGCGCGGCCCCAGGGACGAGGACATCGAGGTGGACGGACCGGGCGAGCACATCGTGGACGGCAAGCCCCTGCTGGCCAAGAGCCGCACCTTCATCCGCTCCACTCTGGCCGACAACCCGGACCTGACCCGAACCGACGACTACAAGCGCCAACTGGACAGCCTGCCGATCGAGCTGCGCCAGGCCTACCGCGAGGGCCGGTTCGACGTGGGCCTGAAAGACCAGGCATTCCAACTCATTCCAACCGACTGGATCCGCGCCGCCCAGGACCGGTGGACCGAACGGCCGCCGGCCGGCGTGCCGATGTGCGCCATGGGCGTGGACTGCTCAGGCGGTGGCAACGACCCCATGGTCCTGGCACCGCGGTACGACGGCTGGTTCGACCGGCTGATCACCATTCCAGGCTCAGACATACCCAAGACAAGCCCCGGCCGGTACGGCGCCGGCATGATCGTGATGCACCGCCGCGGCCAGAGCTGCATCATCATCGTGGACATGGGCGGTGGATACGGTGGGCCGATCTACGAGGCCTGCCACGACCAGCAACTGCCGGTGGTGGCCTACAAGGGTGCCGCGGCCAGCGTGCAGCGCACCAAGGACGGCCAGTGCGCCTTTTACAACCTGCGCACCCAGGCCCTGTGGCGGTTCCGGGAGGCACTGGATCCGGAACAGCCCGGTGGCTCGCCGATCATGCTGCCACCCAGCCCCATCCTGATCGGCGACCTGGCCGCCCCCACCTTCGAGCCGGTACGAGGACAGCACGGCATCGCCATCAAGGCCGAGTCGAAAGAGGACGTTTGCAAGCGACTGGGGAGATCCACAAACGAGGGCGATGCTGTCATCATGGCCTGGACGGCAGGCGCCACCTACCTGACCGACGGCAAGCAGTGGCAGGCAGATCAGCAGTTCCAGCGCGGCCTGGGCAGACGCCCGGCCGTGGTCATGGGCAGATCAAACCGCAGAAGATAGGAGAAAAGCCATGTCGTTTATCAGTGATATGTTCGGAGGCGGCAACACCGGAGTGACCGCCGCAGTGCCCACCGTGACACCGCCCACACCGATGCCAGACCCCAAGGCCCAGAAGGACGCCAAGAAGCGCTCCCTAGCCGAAATGATGCGCCGTCAGGGCAGGGCCAGCACCATCCTGACCGACACCTCAACCGACGCCCTAGGGGGCTGACATGAAAATGGCATCCATGAAGCGAACGGCCGAGGACAAGCGCAAGGATATGGGCGCGCCGGCCACAGTCGACAGCATTGCACCGGACTACCCCTGGGGCCTGTGCATACACCTGGGTGCCGATGAGCTGAACAAGCTGGGGATCAAGGAAATGCCGGAGGCCGGCTGCTGCATGATGCTGATGGCCACCGTGCATGTCACCCGCGTCCAGGTCACCGCTGCAGCTGGCGTAAAGCCCGGCGACGACCCCGAGCGCAGCGTGGACCTGCAGATCACCGACATGATGCTGGGCGAAGCGCCAGAGGGCGAGGAGGACGACTAGATGAACTCCAAAGAGCTGAACGAAACGGCAGGCCTGCTGTTCGGGAAGCGATCGACCCTCCTGTCGCTGTGGCAGGAGCAGGCCGACAACTTCTACCCAGAGCGCGCCGACTTCACGTACCAGCGCACCCTCGGCACCGACTTTGCGGCCAACCTGATGAGCAGCTATCCGGTTGTTGTGCGCCGCAAGCTGGCCGATCAGCTCACCACCATGCTGCGCCCCAGCGCCAAAGCCTGGTTTCATCCGGCCCCGGTGGACACCACGCGCGAGGACAACGAGGCCAAGCGCTGGCTGCAGTGGGCCGAGGTGACCCAGCGCCGAGCTATGTACGACCGCAAAACCCAGTTCGCCAGGGCCACGAAAGAGGGCGATAACGACTTCGCCTGCTTCGGACAGCTGGTGATGAGCATCCGGCTGAACAAGCTGGCCAACGGCCTGCTGTACCGTACCCACCACCTGCGGGACTGCGTGTGGACCGAAAACGAGGAAGGCGCCATCACCATGGTGGCCCGGAAGTGGAAACCCTACGCGCGCGACCTGCAGCAAATGTTCGGCGACAAGGTGCACAGCAAGGTGAAGCAGCTACTCACCTCCAACAAGCCGTTCGAGGAAGTGGAGTGCATGCACATGGTCGTGGCCAGCGACATGTACTCAGGCGACATCGACACCTACGAGCGGGACGCGGTCACCGGCAACGCCAGCCCCAGCCGACGCCAGATCGCCCAGGGCGAGCGCGAGCGCTACCCGTGGGTGCACATCGTCTACGACTGCGCCAACATGCACCAGATCGAGGCCAAGTGCAGTTTCAACAAGGAGTACATCGTGCCCCGCTGGCAGACCGTCAGCGGCAGCCAGTACGCCTTCAGCCCGGCCACCGTCGCCGGCCTGCCCGAGGCCCGGCTGATCCAGGCCATGGCCTATACCCTGCTGGAAGCTGGCGAGAAGGTCACCAACCCACCGATGATCGCCACCATCGATGCGGTGCGCTCGGACATGGCCATCTATGCCGGCGGCACCACATGGGTGGACCGAGACTACGACGAGCGCCTGGGCGAGGCCCTGCGGCCCATGAACATCGATGCGAAGGGTATGCCGCTCGGCCTGGAAATGATGCAGGACAGCCGGCAGATGCTGGCCGAGTGCTTCTACCTGCCCCAGCTCACCCTCCCCGTGCGCCGGCCGGAAATGACCGCCTACGAGGTGGGCCAATACGTCGCCCAGTACATCCGGGACGCAATGCCCATTTTTGAACCGATGGAGCAGACGTACAACGGGGATATGTGCGAGCTGACCTTCGACCTGATGCGCCGCGCCGGCGGATTCGGCAACCCCAAGGACATGCCCCCATCCCTGCAGGGCGCCGAGCTGCAGTTCCGGTTCGAAAGCCCCCTGCACGATGCGATCGAAGCCCAGAAGGGCCAGAAGTTCCTCGAGGGCGCGCAGCTCATCGCCACCGCGGTGCAGATGGACCAGAGCGCCGCAGCCCTGCCCGACGTGGTGGTGTCCCTGCGGGACGCCCTGATGGGCATCGGCTACGAGGCCAAGTGGGTGCGCAGCGAGGTGACGGTGGAGCAGATCAAGAAGCAGCAGGAGGCCGCTGCCGCCGCCCAGACCACCCTGGCAGCCATGGAGCAGGGATCGAACGTGGTCAAGAACCTGACCCCGGCCATTCAGGCCCAGGCGGAAGGGGTGCCGGCGTAAATGACCACAGACCGAAACCCACGACACCCAGCCCTGCCACCGCCCACCGAGCAGCCCAGAGGCCGCAAAGCACCACCACAGCAGACCCTGCTGCAGCGCGCAGCCAACAACTGGGAAAAGGCAGACGCCAGCGCCATCAAGGCCCTGATGGCTGGCACCGCCGACCCGATCCAGCAAAAGCGCGCCATCGACTGGATCCTGAAAAGCGCATGCGGCATCCCGGAATGGCCCTACGTGCCCGGCGACGTCGAGGCCACCCATGTGCACCTGGGCCGGCATTTCGTCGGCCACCAGATCATGAAACTGTCCCAGATGAACCTGAGCGCGGTAAAGGACCGCGAGCCCAACGCAGACCCGCACGAACCGCAGTAATCGACCAACCAGAGGGGAGGAACCATGAAGCTAAGTTTTATCGCAGCACTGATTCGCAGCCTATTCATGCCGATGTACATCGATGAACCAGGCCCCGGCCCAGCCCAGGACGAATTCAAACCGGACGAGGCGCGCACCTGGCTGGAAACAGTTATCCCGGATCCAGACTACGTGAAGGCCCTCCCAGAGGACAAGCTGAAAACGGTCTACACCGGCGCCCAGGAGGCCTGGAAGAAGGCCAACCCCTACGGTGACGACCCGTGGCGCGGCATCGCTACCGAATTTGCCACCAAGGATGGCAAGGTGGACGAAAAGCTGCTCACCCGGGTGAAGCGCTACGCTACCCCGGCCGACGCCCTGAACGCCCACATTGCGCTGCAGAACAAGATTGCAGCCGGCGAAATGCGCAGCACCCTCCCGCCCAATGCTACCGAGGAACAGGTCAAGGCCTGGCGCACCGAGAACGGCATCCCGGAATCCCCGGACAAGTACGAACTCAAGCTGAAGGACGGCCTGGTGATCGGCGAGGAGGACAGACCCATCATCGACGCATTCCTTAAAAGCGCCCATGGGGCCAACATGACCGCCCAGCAGGCCAGCCAGGCGGTCGACTGGTACTACGAGGAGGTAGAGCGCCAGACTGCCCAGCGCGCCGAGCTGGACAAGCAGTTGGCAGCCAAGGCCCAGGACGCCCTGCGCGCCGCCTGGGGCAACGAGTACCGGACCAACGAGAACATGGTCCTGGGCCTGCTGGACGGCGCGCCGGCTGGGGTCAAGGACCAGATCATGCACGGCCGCCTGGCCGACGGCACCCCGATCATGAGCCACCCCGAGACCATGATGTGGCTGCGCCAGCTGGCCGGCGAGATCAACCCGGTGACGGCCATCATTCCCAACTCCGGCGGCAACATCGCCGGGGCAATCGATGACGAGATCAAGCAGATTGAAACCTGGATGAAGGCTCCCAGGACCAGCCCCGATGGCAAGAAATACTGGGACGACGTCAAGACCCAGGAGCGCTACCGCGCCCTGCTGGACGCGAAGGAGCGGTCCTCCAAGAAATAGGAGGGGCTTGTAAATCCTCCCGGGGCGGTGTAAAACTCGCACCACTGATGGTCACCTCCAGCAATGGACCCCATCGGGAGCACCTAAACCACCAGGTAGCTCGGCCCCGGAGGCCTGAGAAACAGCAGCCCCACGCGACGTGGACACCCTGCTGGCGATCGGCACAGACGGTCACCCCGTGCGACGGTAATTGAAAAAACCCGTTTCACTGGAGACCTACCGTGAAGAAACTCACCGCCCTAATCTCCCTGGTTGTGGCCATGGCCGCGACAGTCGGGAGCGCAATCGCCAGTCCCACCGAAAAGATCGTCGCCCCCACCATTGCCTGGGTAAAGGATGCAGCACTCCTGAGCCTGTGGAATGCCATCGACTGGCTGGAAAGCACCGGCCTGATGAAACTGCGGTACCACGCCGACACCGCATTCCAGACCCAGTACCGACAGGAATTCATCGCCGGTTTTGAACAGCATGTGTCCCTGCTCCGAGATACCGTCACCACCGAGGCGGAAATCAAGGGCAACACCTGCGTGTTCCTGGTGGCCGACTCCGGCAACGCCGAGGCAACCACCCGCGGCGTGAACGGCCTGATCCCGGCGCGTGCTGACAACCTGACCCAGAACAGCTGCGTGCTGTCTGAGTGGCACGACCTGGTGCGCAAGACCGGTTTCAACGTGTTCGCCAGCCAGGGCAACCAGCGCGCCATCATGCAGATGACCAGCATGGGCGTGATCAACCGCAAGATCGACAGCCAGATCATCACCGAGCTCAACACCGGCACGGTCACGATCGGCAGCACCAGCACGATCATGACGGTCAGCGTGTTCCAGAACGCCACGGTCAAGCTGCAAAACGCATCCGTGCCCTGGGACAGCCGGATCACCTTCCTGTGCTGCCCGGCAACCCTGGCCTACCTCGAGCAGGCCCCGGAGTTCACGAACGCGCAGTACGTGGACATGCGGCCCTACGCGGGGCAGGAGGCCAACTGGCGCGACAAGCCCATGGCCTACCGCTGGAAGAACGCCCTCATCGTTTCCCACCCCAATCTACCGGGCAAGGGAACGACCAGCGAGAAGAACTTCATGTACCACCAGTCCGCGATTGGCCACGCCGCCGACGTGGCCGGGCTGCAAACACCGGTGGGCTACAACGAGGAGCAGGACTACTCGTGGGCGCGCGCCACGATGTACATGGGTGCCAAGCTGCTGCAAAACAGCGGCGTGGTGGTGATCACAACCGACGGCAGCGCTTA